ACGGAGACTGAATATCTTGAACTAGATGAGAAATTTGGAAACTTGGCGCACTATGCGGCATGGCAGCTTGTTAAAAAAAACTTAAATAACAATTACACGGATGATGTTGATGATATTTCTCAGGAGTTAAGATTGTCTATGGTCCGAGCCGGGTCATATTATAAGAGACAAGTTTATATTGAATCTTGTTTAAGGCACGTAAAAGATTGTGTTAAAGACGGATTTATTTCTACCGTTGTTGATGAATTACAGGATTTATGGGATAATCGTACTCGCCATGGGGCAAACCGTCAAAAGTTTGGTCCTTTCCAAGAAAAGTTGTTAGATCAAATTGTTAAAGAGGTTGTCCCGCTTGATATAAGGCCTTCCAAAAAACAGAAACTTAAGATCGATACTAAGTTTTCAACTTATTGCAAGGCAATTGCTTGGAATACTCAAAAGTCAATGGGCAAGAAAATAACTAAAGAAAAGGCAATTAGATCTGGTCAGGTGAGTTTATCTGAATTCAGTTATTTGGGTGCAGGGGAGACACTTTAGATGGAATTAAGTGATAGTGATCAAGCTGTACTTGAGTCTTTGATTGATCCTGATGGTCCAGGGCAAGCGAAGTATCGATGGGATGATGATTATCAAAAAAACATTCTTGGAATGCTTTTGGTTGATCGTTATTTTTTAATACAGAGTGTAGATTTAGTTGATCCATCTTATTTCGTCAATGATGCGCATTCAGTTGTTGCCAAGATTTTATTTTCATATTTTAAAAAATATAAATCGCCTCCTTCTAAATCTGTTTTGATTCAGGAGATAAAAGACAAAGTCGCAGACCGAAGCGAAGATGTTGAACTTCGTTATTTGGGGGAATTAGATGCTCTTTATGAATATTATGTTCCGGGTTTAGATGCTAAAGAGTATTTGCTTGATAAGATTGTTAACTTTGCAAAGATGCAAGGTCTTCGCAAAGCCTTTAATGAATCCATTCAGGAGATTAAAAGGAACCCAGAGAAAGAGGAAACATGGGCCAAGGTGTATGGAATACTTCGTGATTCCATGAACATTGATCGTGATTTCAATATTGGTTTAGAGTATTTTGAAGACCCCGTTTCCCGTTATGAAAAAATGGGTGAGGAGCAAAAGTCTGTAGAAAGATTTACTTCTGGATTCCCTTCTATTGATAATGAGATTACAGGCGGCGGAATTTGTCGTGGTGAAGTTGGGTCTTGGATGGGAATTTCAGGATCTGGTAAATCTTTAGCTCTTGTGGCTGGTGCTGTAGAAAACATCAACAGGGGTAAAAAGGTGCTTTATGTATCTCTAGAAATGGATGAGGATCGGATTGCCCAGAGATTTGATGCCCAATTTACTGGGCAACCTATTCAAGATCTTTATGAAAATCGGGATATTGTTATAGCGAGCTTAGAAAGCCATTTGAAAGATTTTGAGTGGTATGATGAGTCAGCCAACAACAACCTTTTAGTTATTAAACAATTTCCTGCTGGTGGTGCTGATGTCAACACATTGCGGGCCTATTTCTCTCAATGTGTCATGAACGGATTTCGACCTGACATGATTATTCTTGATTATGTGGGCGAAATGAAAGACATAGCGGGACTGCCTACTCATGAATCTAGGTATCGACTTGTTCGTGATCTAAGAGGATTTGCGACTGAAGAGAGTATTTGTATTTTAACAGCAATGCAACCGGGCAGGGCAGCAAGAGAGGCACAGCAAAATGGCGGGTTTATCGATGATGATATGATTGCCGACTCTCAAGCACAAGTTCGCCCGCTTGATTGCCTTTGGTCTTTGAATCAAAGTCATCAAGAAAAGAAACAGGGTGTTGGTCGTGTTTTTGTTGTTAAACACCGTAATGGAAAAAGTAGATATTCTTTTAATGTTGAGTATGATCCCCATACATTAAAGATGAGTGAGATTGATAGTTCTGTGTATCATGCTAAGATGAATGAATACAAAGAAGAGAATATGGACGACGTTAAACTTGACAAAACTCTTGCTGCCACTTTTAATGATGACGGCAGTGTTTCAAATGACGCTCTGAATGGGCTTCCAGATTAAGGAAATTATAATGGCCGAATTAGATTATAAAAAACAAACGATTAAATTGGGTTCAATGGAAGTTGTTATTGATCCTGAAAATATGAAATTTAATGAATCAAATTTAAGCATGTACCTAGAACGTGAAGGTTCGTGGTATGACTATTTTGGGCAACGACTTGCTGATGCCGAAGCGTTTTTGGCAAGGCATGATTTAGAGTATGATGTTAAATATGCTGAAAAATTTAAACATTATAAAGAACAGGGTTCAAGCGACAAATTGGCTGAGGCTTATTCAAAAAGCGAACCTGAAGTAGAAGAAGCTAAAAAAAGATCAATTGCTTCTAAACATAAAGTCAGATTGCTTCAACAGCATTTAAGGGCGTGGGATAAAAACCATGATAATGCTCAAAGCCGAGGGCATATGATTCGCAAGGAAATGGACAAGCTTAATATCGACATTTATAAAAGCAAACAGCTTGATGAGGACATTGATAGCAAAGTGAGTGCGATCATTAAGGAAGCAGACGTTTAATCCGATTTGGAAGGAAACAAAAAGGATAGAGTCAATGGATGACGTGGATTCAGGTTTGTTTGTTAAGAAAGCCGATATTGAGCTTCATCAAAGCTCAAAATCGGGGAATTACTCTGGAAGGGGCAGAAGGCAGCATGCCTTGGATCGCTATATTACAGATAGAGTTGAAGTGTTAAGAGAACTCTATGAGAAACATGAACCTGAACTTAAGAGGGTTTTGACATACAAACATCCAAGTGATGGGAGATGTAATAATTACGGCTTGTTTCCAGTGAATGAGGATGAAATCAATTCCCCCTTTGATTTGCCAAACTTGGAAGAATATATGCCAAATAAAGAAGATTATGTTTGAGTTTGTAAATTTCGTTAGTACAATTATATTATGGATTTCAAACTAATGAGATTGGGCAAATGCCGCAGGTTTCGCTTAAGAGCCTTGAGTCGGAGGTAACGACGCAAGGGTATCAAGTGGCTACTTATATCAGGAACAATAAAGGCCAGTTTGTAGGTAAATTTGTAACGTCTGGCGTGGGATTGAACGAACATAAGAGACGGTTTAATTCAGTAGTTAAGAAAACTGTCAAGGAGAAGAAGTTAGTCACGCCGAGTGATTAATCTGCTGAAAGATTAACAAAGGAAGTAGAACCAGTCCCCAATTTAAATCACATTGGATCAGATGTTATAGTTAAGTTTACAGATGCGTCTGGCGTGCCTATTTACATATTGTATGTGGATGCCGAAACAAAAACAACAACTCACTGGTCGTCTGGGGCACCTTTATAGTTTCGTTCAATTGCTTGAAGCCATTGGAGTTGTATGAACTCTATAAACAATGATTCATCCATTTCAAACTCGACCTCACCGTTTTCATCTATAGTGACTGATATATTTTCGTTTTCAGATGCTAGTTTTTGTAACGCCAGTATAAAGTCGGACATTATTCTCTTTGCTCCTTGGTTTTTATAGATCACCAGGAGAAAGTGATCCGCCGGGTCGTGGTTGTACGATATTGCTTGAACCGCTCATTCCTGAACGTGCTTGTGCGGCATTTGCTTGTCCGCTTTTTGACAATTCAACTGTAGTATGCCAAAGTCCGTCATCTCCTTTTTTTGTGCCCGATGTATGACCAGCAGGTATCTGATCTGTTTTTAGATGTTTAGCAAGCATGTCAAAAGCTTTGGCTTGACTGTATTTCATATTTTTATGGGAGAAGCGGACTGTGATAGTGTCCCCTTCAACCGTGACTCCATCTTCATGAGAAACTTGTTGCTGCGATGGAGCATCTTGAGATTGAGATTGAGTTTGTTGTTGCTGTAATGGAGCATTTGAATCGCCTTGTGGAATTACTCCAAGTGCTGCGGCTCCTAAGACTCCTGCTAAAGCGGCTCCTTTGCCCCACTTTTTAGCTTTTTCCCACGCACCAGCTTCTAGTAGTGATTCTAGATCTAGCGTTTGTGGATCGTAACCTTGAGATTCCAACCATTGGGAAAATTCTTTAATTTCTTGTTCTTTATGATATTCTAAAAATGTTTTCATGATTTTCCCGTTCTTTCTTTATTCCTTTTCTTGACCTTGAGCTTTCTTTTTTTTTGTAAATCTATTGTAGTTGGCTCAGGATAAAATTGTTGAACATCTGGTGTCAGAGGTGTTGGGAAAGGGATGCCTGCGTTATGTGCTTGTCTTCGAGCCGCTTCTTCTGGTGGCATATAACTTCCGCTGCCCGTGTATATGAGTCCTTGGTCATAGTGTGCGCCGCCTCCGGTGCTTCCTATGTTTGATCCGGCTTCTAAGTATTGTTTGAAGTTTAGTAGTTCCACCTTTGCCCCCGTTCAGATTTTCTTTGTGACCGCTGTTTTTTCTTTCCAATTCTTTTTTCAACTGAGCTAGTGGTTGGGCCGGTCGTTCGTCTTTCTACGGGTTCTTTTAATGCTTCTTCAATTGCCCTTTTCAGTTTACCAACACACGCTTCTTTGTTTTGTCCTTGACTTCTTTGTTCTTGGCAATCGGCACGGAAGTGCCCTTTATTGCTTATTTTATTGGCGGATAAAAATCGGTTTAGTGCTTCTTGGTTGTTGTGCCAGACAACACTGCTTTTGACGTGCCAAGACAGAACTGCTTTTGAGGCCGTCTTATTTACTTTTTGTCCACCGGGTCCACTGCTTCGCACGAATGAAAAATTTAATTCTCCCTCAGGCAGGGTTAGGTTGCCAATTTCTATGCTTTCACTAATTAACAGATATTTTTTGAAGTCCATCTTCTTGTCCTTTTAGTTCAGGATGTTTGTCCTGAATTCTTTTCATATTTTGTTTGGCCCAGTTCATGAATTCTCTTTCGGCTCTTTGTGGGCCTACTTCGCTGGTCTGACCAGTTTCCTCTCGTTCCATTTCATGTGTGCATTCGTGAACTATGGTTGCCGCTATTTGCAGAACAGCATCTAAATCGGTTTTTGACTCTTTAACTATTCGGTTTATGTTGACGTGAACAGTGTCGCTTTCTTTAATTCGTTTTTCATCTATCTCAGGGAATTGTTGCTTAATAACAGACTTAGGAAGTAAGTCGATGGTCTTTGGATCTATATGTTTCTGATCAAAAATAAATTTAGCATTTGTAGGGAGAACTTTTTTATTTTCACCTGAGTTGTAAAGGCCATAAGCTCCGCTGGCTAAATTTGCAATTGTAGAGATATTATTTAATAATTCTGGTTTATATTCACGTACCAATTCTACAGATATATGGGCTTTATCGTATAATCGATCTATTTCAGCCTCATCTACTTCTGTATCTTGTTTGCCAAACCAGTTTTTAAATTCCATGATAATCCTTAATTGATCTTTAAATTATTTATGGTTGTTATTACGATATATAGTGTAGATTTGGGACACATTATGTGAATTATGCATCCTGCTCTTCTAAATTGGACGAGTGGGTTAACCCCAATGATGGTTTATTGGGCTTTTAATAGAGACCGTGTTGGAGAAATCCAACACGGTCTCACTTTTATAAGGTATGGAAAAAGTAGATTTAGATAAGTTAGAAGATAATATTAATTCTGATCTCAAGAAACAGTTGATTAGTTCTAGAGTGTTGATGAATAATTTTCGATTTATCGATGAGTCCTCTAGGAGAACCCCAGCGTATAGCGATCCTTTATTTGTTCCGTTTTATTATTATTTAGGGAAATATATTAAGCCAAAGACAGTCTTAGAGATGGGGTTTAGATTAGGGTTGTTTAGTGGGTCGTTTTTTAAATCTTGTTCTACCGTTGATTATTTTTTTGCTTTTCAAAATAAACCTGAGGTATTTTATTCGCCTCGTTTGGCGAGATCTAATGTAAAGCAGAGTTATAAGGGGTTGATTGATTTTTATGTAGGAACAGTGCTGGACAATGTTTTTGTTGATAAACTTTCTTGTAAAAGTTGGGATTTAGTTATAATCAATGAAGAAGAAAACTATGATACACATAGAACTTATCTTGACTATATTTGGCCAAACATTTCTCATGATGGTTTAGTAGTTGTGGATTATGTAAACTCTCATAAGCCAGCAAGAGACGCTTTGGTGGATTTTTGCAAAGGAAATAATAGAGATCCTATTTTTTTTAAAACACGTTATGGTGTTGGGATGGTTAAGAAATAAATTATGGGTTACGAAGTAAAATATCATTACCACGAGAAAACCGAGTCAGGGTATGACACTGACGATGCCAAGACGTTTACAAAACGAGTTGGAAAATCTTTTGAGGAAACGTCTTTGGGTGCTGTTGCCTCGGCCATTATAAGACAACTGGCCAGAAGGGATATTTGGGTCGTTAATGTTGAAATTGTAGAATTTGTTAAAAAGGAAATTAGTTTTAGAGAGTCTAAAGGCGGCATTGTCATAAAGAATAGAAAATTTAATTTTGATTCTATTTCTCAATCTATTGTCGAAGATGAGGATGTTGTCGAAGACACAGTTGACACCCGGTCAGTTCCTTTGCCGGTAAAGCAGCCAGTAGTAGAGAATTTGGGACCCCCAATGAGGAGGGAGATTTTTAATCCTGAAATTCCTGGTTTGGTACAGGAATGTCAGAGACGTGGTTATGCTTTTACTGTTGGGGATCTTTATGATATTTATAAAGAAATCCCAGATGTTAGAGGCTTAATGCACGGAATGATTTATACGGTATTAGATGATGATGGGAATAAGAGAGAGATGAACGACAAGCATTTCGCATCTGATGCGACTTTAAAAGGTTTTGAAAATCCTGCCACACCACGTTCTGATGGTGGTACGGGGCTTAATTGGCAGGGCGCAGTTTCTTCAGATATGCCTGATTTAAGATAAGGGGTTAATTTAATGGTGAAAAAACAGAAAAATAAAAAGCAAATTGCAAAAGAGCTAAAAAGAAAAGAAAAAGCAAAAAAACGTGTTCTTTCACGTCGGAAGGTAATTCGGGCAGACGCTAAAGAGAAAAAAGAAATCGAGTACATTGAATGGAAATATCGTGAAAGGCAAACTCCTTTAAGGAAAGCACACGTAGAGTCGGAGAATGTTTTGGAAGGTTCAAATGGAGTAGATAAAATGGTAGAAGATACAAATTCTTCGGTGGAGACTGCTGAAGAAAGAGATGAAAAAATCGTAGATAGATTAAAACATAATTTAGAAGTCCTCAATGCTCTTCAAGATCAGTATTTTGCTGAAGAATCTGGTCGTGAAGAACTTAATCAGGAATTTTTAGATGCGGGGGTGGTAACTGCGGCAGAAAAGATGGAGTATCTTAAGGAGAAATGTAAAAAAGAATATGACGAGAAATCTTTAACAGATCCAACTAATTATCCTCCAATGCTGAGTGACAATATAAAGCCGGTAAAGGCAAAGGTGGAAGCGGGTGCGGATGGTATTGGCAAAGTTGTGGATATTACATATGAAAAGATTGATAACGAAAAGTCTACAAAAAAAGAACTTAAAGGAGGTGACTAAAAACCTAGTTCTTTGAACTTGACTTGAAAGAAAACTGTAATTAAACTGAATGACAAGAACGAAAACAATTTCTTAACTTTTTAAAAACGAGGTAACAAACGTGAGTAACTATGAAAAACTAAATATTGGTGACATTAATCAGGAATCGAGTCGGCTATCTGCCGATGGGCAAAATAGTAATAATTTTTTAAACAATTTTGTTCGCATGCCTGAAGGAAATGGCGCTGTCACCTTGAGATTTCTACCGCCTTCTAAGGGGTCTAGTTTTTATTGTGCGACTAGAACACATAGAATGAATGGTCGTAACGTACATTGTCCGAGAGAACTTGAAGGCGCCAGATGGCTCGGCCAGTGTTCGGTTTGTGAATATTATAATTGGTTGTGGAGAGAGTCGGAGAAGGATGGCGTTAGTGCTGATGAAGCAGACGCTTTTCAAACTAAGGCTCGTTCTATTAAGCCGATTGAGAGATATTACTATAACGTCATAGTACGTTCTCAAATTGGTGCTAATGGAGAAACTGAGGAAAATGTTGGTCCTAAGATTTTTTCATGTGGCAAGACTGTTCACAAAATGATCATTCGTGCTATTGTGGGCGATGAGGAACTTGGCGAGTCTCCGTTGGGTGACATTAGTGACTTGGTGGAAGGTCGTGATTTTAAATTAATTAAGAGAATGAGAAAATCAGGATCTCAATCTTATCCTAATTATAACGAATCCAAGTTTCTTGAGCCTTCTCCCCTTGGCACTAAAGATAGTGCGAAAGAATGGCTTGCGGGACTTCATGACCTTTCTTCTCTTCGAAGCTTAAAGACAGAAGAGGAGCTTAAGCATGAGCTTAAGATGTTCCTTGGAGTAGCACAGGAGAACGCTTCTAGTGGGTTTGATCCTTCGGAGTTTAAACTTGAAGGCGCACCGACTATTACTCTTCCCGTGCCTGATTCAATGAAATCTCAAGAAGGTGCAGGTGCGACGAGTGTTGAGACCGCACCTTTCCCCGTGTCTGATTCAGTGAAGGCTGAAGAGGATGTGAGCGAATCTAGTCCGACATCGGAGGAAGTAAAAGCGTCATCTGATGATGGCGGGGAAGATGATGAGGTTTTAGCCGATGATGACTTTCTTAAAGAGTTAAGAAGTTTAGGATAAAAACAAGTTTTTTGATAAGATTGAAAACGCCTGAGTGGTTACACTGCTCAGGCGTTTTTTATATTGCTTTTATTTCTGAATTAAGATATAATTTGAATGTCTTGTTGGGGAGGGTAATGAATTACAATGGATAAAGATTATCTTATTTTATCAATGCAAAATGGACTTTGCCTTGTTGAAAAGTTTTGTTGTATATGTCAGCACGATAAAACATATTGGATTCCTTTAGATGATTTGGGATTTAATCCAATTAAACCTTGTCCTGATTGCAGTCGTTATGTTTCTATCATTGATACTTTAGGCGAGATAATAAATGGCGAAGAAGAAGAATAAAGCAGACGCACTGGCTGGACAGGACGTTCTCGATTCTGCATCGCTCGCCAACGACCCAGTAGCCGATCTGTTTTCAGACCTTGCTGCGGAAACGGGCGGCAGTGTTTTAGATGACATAGATAGTATTAAATATTTTGTGGACACTGGGAACTTAGCAGTTAACTTTGTTTGCAGCGGCAGATATATAAATGGCGGAGTTCCTGGCGGCAGACTTACAGAGATATATGGTCCGGCTTCGTCAGGCAAATCTCTCATTGCTACTAATGTTATTCGGGGCTGCCAGAAGCTTGGTGGGTTCCCAATATATTTAGATTGTGAAAACACTATAAACAAAGATTTTGTCCAATCGGCTAGTCATGTCGATGTATCTAAAGTTATTAGATACACCCCCCAGACATTGGAGGAGGTGTTTACGAAAGTCCACACGGTAATCAAGAAGGTTAGATCGGTTAAAGGCATAGAGGTTCCCATAGTAATTGTATATGACTCTATTAGTGTGTCGCCTAGTGCTAGAGAATACAGAGAGGTTGACCTTCCTGAAGGCTACACAGATGCTGATTGGAAGAGGATTGTTGGTGGCAAGGAACAACCTGGCGAGCGTGCCAAGATTTGCAGTCGGGAGTTTAGAAAGTTGACTCCTATATTGGAAGAACAGAATGCAACTATGGTTGTGGTTAATCAGACTCGTGAAAAAATAGGCGTTATGTTTGGTAGCCCTGAAACGACAGGAGGAGGGGGCAATGCGTTGCCTTTTTACGCTTCATGTCGTATTAGAACTCAAACTCAAAAGAAAATTGAGAATTCCAAGATCGGGTCTATTGTTGGAATTAATATGAAAATTAAAAATGTGAAAAATAAAACTTTTCGGCCTTTCATGGAAACCGAAAATGTTCAACTTTATTTTGATCGTGGTATAAATCCACTTTCTGGTCTTTTAAATACTTTGATTATGTCTGAGAGAATTGATGTAAGCGGTAAAGGAAGTTTTACTGTTAAAGAGCCTTGGGCCGCAGGCGAGGAGATTAAGTTTAGAAGTAGCATGGCTCGTAATGATGTACCGGAAGATGTTTTATATCGGTGTCCTTCCTTGATCGATGCCGAGTCTAAAGAACAGGTGAAAGATTACTTGTCGGAGTATCAGTTGGCCATTCATAGAGAAGATGCTAAAGATTTAGAAGAAAAAGAATTAAAAAGCGAGGAGGATCTTTAATGTCGGAAGATACATCGGTAAATGAAAACGGTTGCACGTTGAGTTCGACTAGATATACAGAGTATGAATGGAAGATTATTCGTTCTAGTGTTTTGGGTTTAGAAGATGAATTGAACGATCTTTCTCTTAATGGTCGTTGGGAAGTTTTTAGTGTAACTTCAGAGGTGAAGGGGCCGGGCGGTCCAACTGACTTTGTTATTGTCGCCCGCAGATGAAAATGATTAAATAATATTATATTCTGTTTTATCTTTGTTTATTTTATATCCTTCTGCTTCTAATTCTTTTCTTATTTTTCTTATGTGGTTGCATAAGCAGGAATCAGTCAGTTCGTATCCTGAAAATCTTCTTTTAAGTTTTTTTAATGATATAATTTTACCTGCTAAAAATTCTTTCTTTATATATTCATCTAATCTTTCTGAAGTTTTTATAATGTTGTTGCGAGGCTTTTTAATTTGAGATATTTTTGTTTCAATTAATTCATAAGTTATTTCTTCATTTGCATGATTTGGATCACAGAAAGCAGCGGCAAGTTCGCTTAGTTCTAGGATTGTTGCTTTTTTTATTTTTACGACAGATACTTCGAGACTAAATTTTTTAGAAAATTCCAAAAGCAAAGAATAATTACTTTTCTCAGTTAGGAATTCTCTTTTGTCTTTAGTTTTCAGCAAAAGGCATTGTCTGTTTTTAATTTTTTTCATGTTACCATTTTATTACATTGTAGTTTTAAATCAAGCTTGATTTAAGTTTGTAGGTTTTTAAAATAAATTTATGGATATGAGTGATGATTATTTGGGATTCGATTACAGCAGACGTTTTGGTGTTGAGATTGAATTGAATTCGCTGGACGGACGCAGCAGACCGCTGGTAAGGGGGAATCCTGTTGGTTCCGATTATGTTGCTAATTTAATTTCTAGATCTTTAAGTAAAACTGTAGAAATAGCCAAATGGCATCATACTCATAATAACGAATTCTGGATTGTTAAGCCTGATTCGAGTTGTGGCATAGAGGTCTGTTCTCCTGTTTCTAAGGGGTGGAAAGGTCTTAAAGACATATGCCGTGTTGTTGAAGGGTTTTCTAATGATGAGTTAATTGTGGCGGATGAGAGGTGCTCTTTACACGTTCATGTTGAAGTGGCGGATTTGTCAGAGAGGGAGTTGGCCTCGGTTTTATATTATTGGATCAAATGTGAGCCGGTTTTTCTTGATTCGGTTCCTCACGAGAGAAAGAGTAATCGTTATTGTCAGTTTATAGGTTTGACTGATTTAATTGAACATGATGCGGAAATGTCTCCATCTCTTCTTATTTCTAGGTTAGGAAATGTAAAATATTATTCTTTAAATACTTATCACCTCAAGAAGGGGAAACGGGAAACTATAGAGTTTAGGATTATAGGAAATTCGGGGTGTCTTGACCCATTTTTGATTAAAAATTGGGTTAGGCTTATTGTTCATTTCATCAATGTAACCAGCAAAATGGGAATCCCCGGTCATTATGTAGAGGGAGATCCGTGGTCGTCTTTTTTGTGGCTAGATGCAAAAGACGTTTTTAGGTTATTGGGATTTTGGGATAGCAATAAGACTCTAACAGAAGGTGTTAAGCAAACTAGGGATTGGTTTTTAGCAAGATTAAAGAAGAATGGTTCTCTATTAGACTGTGATGGGTTTTGGAGTACGCATTCTAGATTTGTTTCTAATTCTCAAGTTTCTGAGATGTTTTTAATACTAGGATTAGGTGAGATTAATAAATTATTATCTCCAGTAGGGGGAGATCTTATTTATTCTAAGAAATTTATTTAGCATCTTTTTTTTCATATATAATATGGAGGCATAATGAAAGATAGAAATTTTGATAAAGAAATTATTAATTTAAAACGATTAGGCGAAAGGTTGATGGCTCATAATTACCCTTTAGGAAGTCGTTCTGAAGAAGATGCCTTAAGCCCATTGAAAATGGGATCTTTTTGTGTTGATGGATACGATGTTGATGTTCACTATAGCAAGGCTGATTATAAAAGTCATTATTTAGAAAGCATTCAAATAATGGGAAGAAACGTTCCGTTTCTTCCGTTTGTTCTTATTTGCAAAATAGCCAGAAGGGTCTTAGGCGACGAAGCTTTATCGTTTATAGAATTTTTTTCGGACTCAAATAAAGTTTATTGCTGGACACGATCAATTGATAAAGTTGGTAATTTATTATACCCGCCGGAGGATGACGAATGTTCTTACGAAGGTTTTAATTATGCCTGCATCAAACCTAGTGAGGTTAATTTTTATTAAAGGCTATATAATTTCAAATCCATTTATTATAGGTTTTGGAGGTATAGTCATGGCAAGTTCAAAAACGCAAAGTGCTAAAATTCAAAGATTACTTATTTCTCAACTTGAAGAACATGGTTCTATAGAGTTGCTTTTGCCTAATCGGGTTGTTCTAGAGATTGGAATTACACAAGAAGGAAAAAGTGGGACAGTTAAAGCTGATGAATATTGTTGGCTCACAGCTTGCCAAAATGAGAGAGAGGTCAGTTTAGATTCTTATAATCTGGGCTTGAGATTCTCAGACTATAATAGTATGCTTCTTGAATCAGATATAATTAATGAAGATGGTGAAAATATTCGTTTGGTAAATGTTGTTTAAATGTTGTTTAATTGTTAATAACGTAAAGGTTACCTATGGTTTTAATATGACTGAGGTCTCCAGATGCAGATAATTTTAGTTCGCTTGTTCCTATTGCGATTTTGTTTTCCTCTTTTGGAACCTTAAATTCTACCCATATTAAGAATCCGTTGTGTGTTAATTCAAACCTGGAGATGCTAATTTGTATTCCTATTTTTGGAATTGTTGATTGTTCCATTACAGCTAGTTCTGTGTCACGAACTATTTCTAGGATCTGGGCCATAAGTTTGCTGTAGTTTATGAAGCTCGTCCAATTTGCGATCAGCAATTCTTCAAGTTTTTTGGAGTTTATCATTTAAGTCATTAGTTACGAACGAGGTGAAATCATGAGAAGTTCAAATAGTGTATTAAAAGAGTATGTGTCATCCTTATCCTACAAAGAACTGCTTTTTATAAAAACTAGATTTTCTCAAAGAGTAGGAGGGGATCTTGGAGAAGCTGTTAATTTCATTTCCAAGAATGAAGAAATGGACAAATGGCTTTTGTCGGCGGAAGGTGCCGAAGATTTTTATCAAATGATAGATGTTTTATCTGTTGAAGTTGGCATGGCATTGAGTAGGCTTAAAAGGACCCAATCTTCTAAAAGATCCTAATTTGTTATTGTCATTAGAAGTGGCCCCTTTTGTTCTCAAATGAGGGGTTTACAATGATAGGTTTTGAGGAACGGTTTACAATGGGGGTGCACGATGCCAGCGATTATTAAGCTTGGAGACCAAAATGAGTTAATCGCAGCTAGAGATTTCCCTGATTATGCTAATTTTTCTTTTGATGAATTTAATCCTGTTCAATCAAGAGCTTATGAGATTTACGATAGGGATTGTAACGCCATAATAGCCTCTTCAACGTCTTCTGGCAAAACGGCGATAGCAGAGATGTTTCTTAGCAATGAAGTGCGTGAGAGAGGCGGCAAGGGCCTTTACTTGAGTCCTCTGAAGGCATTGGCACAAGAAAAGATTGACGATTGGTCGTCTGATGATCACCATTTTAAAGATTTGAAGATTTCTATTTGCACAGGTGATTATCGCATAACTGAAGATCGCAAAAAAGAGTTGGCTGCTGCAAATTTAATATTAATGACGAGTGAAATGCTCAGTCATAGATGTCGCAATCATAAATCAGAGGGAAATAGCTTTCTTTCTGAAGTTGGGACTTTGGTTGTTGATGAATTTCATCTTATAGGAGTTGATGGTAGAGGGGATCACTTAGAAGCAGCATTGATGAAATTTACAGAAGTTAATCCAAACATTAGACTTGTGTTTTTATCTGCTACGATGCCAAATGTGGATCAAATTGGGGAATGGGTAAGTTACGAATTAACAAAAAAAGAAACATATTTAATTGAATCTTCTTATCGGCCTTGTCCTTTAACTATCCATTATGAGAAATGCTATGATGGTGATAAAAAATATGAGGATAGAGAGCTTCAGAAGGTCGCTCACGCCCTACAGATCGTAGAAGACTACCCAGATGACAAGTTCCTTGTGTTTTCTCACACCAAGCGAACTGGGCGACATATGAAGACGGCCCTTGAGCGTGCAGGGATTAATTGTGGGTATCATAATGCGGATTTGACAAAAGCTAAAAGACTCAGATTAGAAAGGGACTTTAAGGAAGATCCAGACCTTAGAGTTTTGGTTGCCACATCAACAGTAGCGTGGGGATTAAACTTACCGGCTCGTCGTGTTGTAATCTTGGGGGTTCATCGTGGTTTGAGCCAAGTAGAAAATTATGACATTCAACAAATGTCAGGTCGTGCAGGTCGCCCAAAATATGATCCGTCAGGGGATGTTTATATTTTAATTCCTGAGAGTAAGGCGGATCATTATGTAAAGAAATTAAATAGGAAACAAAATATTGAATCACAAATGCTTGACACTTTAGGTGGTCATCATAAAATAATGGCTTTTCATGTAGTAAGTGAAATCCATCATGGAAGTATAAGGAATAAAGATGATTTTCGTGACTGGTACGCCAGAAGTCTGGCTGCATTTCAGTCGATGCAATTAGATGATGATGTTATTGATCAATTGGTTGATTTGTTATTAAAAAAAGGAATTATTAGAGAGCATGAAGGAGAATACAAGGTCAATGCGGTAGGAAAAATATCTAGTATGTTTTATTTTGATCCTTTTGATGTTGCTGATCTTAGAAGGAATTTTTCTAGTGTATTTGAAAATAATAGACAGGATAATGATTATGCAATTTCAATGGCTCTTGCTAGTGTGGAGTCTTGCAAGCTTGGCATAGTTAGTAAAAATGAAGAAGAAGAAATGGGGCCTTTTTCCGCTCGTATAAGGAAAATGTTTGGAAATATTAAAAAGCCTGTCATAAAAGCAGCTTATGCATATCACCTTTTACTTAAAGGCTTGCCCAGTCAGACCTTTAACCCGTATATGAGAGGGCTTCAAATGGACTTTCCTCGTCTGGCAACGGTTTTGAAGTCGATTGATTCCATGAGTGCAAAGTGGGACCAAAAAGAGTGGTTGGGAAATCTTCAAACTAGAGTTGTTTATGGGGTGGATGATTATTTGGTTGGCTTATGCAATCTTCCTCATATTGGAAAGGTTAGAGCAAATAAACTTTGGAATTCCAATATAAGATCTTATAGAGATATTGTTAATAAATCTTCTCTCGTAAGTAAAATTCTTAAATTAGATGACAATAAGATCAAAGAGGTGATTCATAAGGCTAAGTCTCTATATAAGTAATAATACTTTACATATAGAGATTTTATATGACACTTAAAGATTGTTGGGATTGTTGTGAATGTCCGACCTCATGCGAGGGGGAGTGCACATGGACTTATCATTGTGACGATCCGCCTGAGTGTGATTGTGCAGATGGAAACTGCATATGGACTTGGGTAGGTTGTGCGTGTATGCAAGGTTCTTGTGAATGGTCATGGGTTACAGGGGACGATAATTATGGGTCGTGGGTAGAAAATAATTCATGTGGCACGATGTGCTCTGGATGCTCATGTACTTTTGACGACATGACAAATGGGAGCCAACCTGGTACCGCAGATCCTCCGAACACCGGCGTCATGCAGGTATTTACTGGCACCTGCGGGGGCACCCCAACCGATTCCAGTTGGGATCTAACAGATAACTGCATTGGCACCTGTTCGCCTGGAGCGAGTGGCCTTGAATATTGCGAATGTACTGGCGAACCTACGGTCGATGGTGCATACGATAATGAGGAGCACATGGGCTATTGCGGTTTCGCCGGACAGGATCCATATAATCCATCCGATGGGCCATGTTATTGGGAGCTTACAACTGATTGTGGGGAGACTAATGATTCCGGTTGTCAATGTGCCAGCAAAACATGCGACTGGACATGGACGCTGTCTGGTTTAGAGTGCAATGGCGTGTGTCAGTACAATCCCCGAACTGGAAGCATTATGTCCGGCTGTGATTCAGGTTGTGATTGCCCGGAAAAAGTTGTCAAGACGTGTCCCGGGAAGTGTACTTACTATTGGAGCGGATCTGGATGGCCCTATTATTGGTGTGATCCCCAGGTGACAGGCGTAGATACGACCAATTGCGGGTGCGATTGTTTTGACCAATGGACTGTGGAAGAATCTTATCAATGCAATGTTGGCAGGCCGAATACGAACTTAGCGAACACGCCTAATACTTACCCTTGCACCGCCCAGAATGGCAATGCCACTTTCTGCGTGGATTATGATATCACCTGCTCTGGGTATGAGGAATTCTTGCCCTGTGAAGATCCTAATAGTAGTGGAACTTGGATTCAGACAAGTGATTGTGATTGTGAAAATTGTACGTGCCCTGATCCGCCAGGTCAGCTTTCTCCTACTTCTGGTGATGGCTCCACGTTGACAACTCATTGCTCTGGTGTAGGCACATCGGGGACGGCCACGATTAACTGCGATTGTGATATACCGATTGCCTACACCAATGATTGCCTCGCAGGGCAATGTAATTATACAGGCTCTGGGGGGGTTTATACATATTCCAGCGACAACTGCGATCCTGGATGTGGTTGTCCAGAGGCATCAACTGTTACCTCATCAACGGTAGCATGTGTTGATGCCAATGCTGGTGGTTATGAGGATGAGGAAACAGCAAGAACTCCTTGCTATGGTGGCCCGTGTGACACATCTAATTCTGCTTGTTGCGCTCCAGGCGAATGTGAATATATTTGGGATGCTTTTTTAAACACATGGGATCTCGATTCGGGTTGCAATGGCATGTGCGAGTATGATGACTTCCGGGGTACTCTCTCTGACTCTTCGCAATGCGATAACCAGCGGTCTACAACCTGTGGATGCCCGGACCCTGAACCGTTGCCATCGTGTCCCGGGGTGTGCAAGTATCGCTGGCTCTCCTCTCATTCCCGATGGGCGCAGTGGGGTGGTTCTTGCGATTGCGACTTTAATATGATGTCGGGCTGGCGATACTCAATTTGTTGGCCCGCTCCGTCTACGGACTTAGCGAACACGCCCGGTGTTTACTCGTGCGGCCAACAGTCGTGCGTGGACGTTGCCGTCACCTGCACTGGGTATGAGGAATTCTTGCCGTGTGAGGGCGGTGAGGATACTTGCACCGGAGCGTGTACAGATCCTGATGTGGACTGCGAATGCCATGAGCCAACTTACAATGGCACAACCTATCAAGAACCAGGCCAAGGGTCTTGTATGCCTGTCGTCACTACAGCAGCGTTATCTAATAGAACTTTTGGTCTTTCTAGTAAGATCCCTCGGATTAGGAATAGTCGTGAGGAGATCAGGAATTCATCAGCGCTTAAGGTCACCAGAAAAGGAGTTTCTAAAGTTTATTTAAATGTAAAAGCTATTAAAAGAAAAAGGAGGGCAATGGCCCTAAAGGTCGCCAGTAGAAGACAGAGGATGCGATGAGTCGAAATATTAGGTGGGCTTATTTTGTTCTTTCTTTAATTTCTGGGATTGTCATTTATAATGAAATTTCAAAACCTGTTTATCCTGATAAATGTTTTATAAGTAAATTTCCCCTAATAAAACAATTGGATCAAATAAGTTGTGGTCCGGTTGCTGCTACTATGTTATTGAATTTTTATGGGGAAGAAGTAAAAGTATCTAAAGTCAAAAGCAAGACTAAAACCAAGTGGTTTAGTTATAAGGGGGAAGAAGTTGGAATGACCTCGCCAGACTATATTGCTGAAGCTTTAAGTCATTATGGGGTTTATTCTGTTGTTAGAAAGAGTGATTTGGATCATGTTAAATTATATGTGTCGGAGAATAGGCCTCCTATATGTTTGATACGGAGTTCCAAGACTACGTGGCATTATGTTGTTGTTGTGGGTTATAATGATGAAGAGACTATCTTCTTGGCAGATCCAGTAGAGGGGAAAATAATAATGATGTCTCAATATGATTTTGTTGAAGCTTGGAGCTTTAATCGTGATATGTTTGGAAGAAAAATAAAACCTCCAGATTTTATTGGAGGTTTGTTGAGGTTAGCAGATGTTAGCAATTATACTTTAATTGTTCCAATGCATGCAAATGCTGCTGGATGAAATGTCCTCTGAATAAATGCTCCAATTTTTAAATTTGTTTTTCATAAGCATGATAGTTGTTTTCATTAATGGGCTTACTTTCTGATTGTCTTTTATTTCTATCCAACTTTTCCATGAATGACAATCTCCTATTGCTTTTGTTTCATTAAAATTTAGCACTGGGACGTGGACACAGTGTATTTTTCCCCATGACCCTAATATGATCCCTAATTTGATTGCTGGCATGCACGATTCGTGCTTCTTTTTTTTGTCATCAATAGTATATGATTTTGCTCGTTGTAGCCCTAATGTCTCCAAGAGGTCTATTGCATCTTCTAGTTCACAATTTTTAATTTTTTCTTTTGTGGGCAGTTCCATGTCCTTATTCATAAAGATTGAATTGGGACTGTTCACAGATTTTGGAAATAAAATAATGTATTCGGACATTCTCAAAATCTATATAAAATATTTTTATTATTAATTAATAGATAATTAAAACAAAGGAGGTTTTATGTGTGATTGTAGTTGTGAGCATTGTTTGGAAGATTGTTGTTTGAATAACGAACACCCATGTTGTGATGAGTGCACTTGTTGCGAATAGAATAATTCATTTTTATTTTTATGCAACCCCATTTAAATCGGGTTTTCAATAAAAACTGGAGTATGTATTCCCATATAAGCGGACACAACATTAAATTCCATCCATTCTATAGCCTCTTCATGCGACATGCTTTGGTTCATTAGTGTTTGGATGCATTTGTCGTAACTATAAGTCACGACTGGCGAGCTTCCTGCTTTTCTGCAAATGCCTATAATGGCATCATCAAATCCGTCTGCAAATAAGGCTTCTGGATTTTCTTCTTCCATTATATCTTTTATATCTTTTATTTCATTTATTTCATTTATTTCATTCATTTTTTTCTTCTCCGAAAAATCCTTTGGGGTATTCCATTTTTACAACTCCATTATTATTTGTTTTTTCTCCTGTTTCAGCATCTTCCGTCCACCATCTTACTTGTTGAATTTCGATTCCCAATTCCTCCATGTGACACTTATCTTCGGGAGAGACAGGCATATTATATCGCTCTCCTTCGTGCAAAACGGTTATTTTGCATCTTTGTTCGGAGGATTCGTATAATCTACAATTGCCGCAAATTTTCTTAACTTTATTCATCTTGAATAATGATAGTATATTTAATATCCTTTATCAATGGTTTTTAATTTTATAGGTAGCAATGACGTTAATATCCTTTATGGTTTTTAACTTCATAGGGAGCAATGAGTTATGGTAAATATTGTAGGGTTTGCAGGCCAGATGCAGAATGGAAAGGATACAGCGGCAGATTATCTGTTTGAAAAAATTAAATTTAAATGGGCGGATGCAGAGCGAGCGTCTTTTGCTGACAATGTTAAACGAATATTTTGTGAGACTTTTAATGTAGATCGCTCTTTTGTGGAAGAGTGGAAAACAAAGTCAGAAATTCCTGAAGGTTTTGATTCGCCGGTGAGACAGGGCTTGCAGCAGATCGGTGATGGGTTTAGAAAAATTCAGGGCAAAATTTGGATAGAACTTGCTTTTAGAGATAGGGTAAGATCTGCAATATTTTCTGATGTAAGATATATTAATGAGCTTAAAAAGATTAAAGAAGTTGGGGGAACAACGGTGTTGGTGTGGAGGCCAAGTCACGAGAATGAGGACCCTAATGGTTCTGAAGCTCAAATAAAGCCATTGGTAGATTGGTTTGCATCACACCCGTGTTCGCTCCCTGCCCCTCATCGGTCGCCAGAGGGTGCTGAGTATGTTGACCATTTTTTAGTAAATGATGGATCGATAGAGGATTTGTATAGAAAAGTAGACGATATTGTTTTGAGTTTATAATGAAAATCGCCGCAATAATACAAGCACATAATGACGATGATGTCGTCTTGGACACTATAGACTCTGTTAAGAGGTGGATGACCACGGACATTTTGACAGTGATGGATGGTGTGTCTTGGGATGGTCTTGATAAAGATAAATTTTCTTCATCTCATCTTGTTAAGGGGCTTAATCATGGCCTTCCCAATAATCCTTATCGGAATGTTTTTTTTGGTTTGAAACAGGTATATGATAAATGGCCTGATAAGGATTGGTATTGTTATTTAGAATATGATTGCTTAGTCACTTCTAATTCTTTTGAATCAGATTTGAAAAAAGGTGAAGAATTGAATTATTGGGTACTTGGCACAGATCTTAGGATGAAAAAGTGCAAGTTTCCTTTTATAGAAAAAATAATTGATAAGAAGTTTAATGAAACTTTTTATGTTCTTGGATGCTTTTATTTTTTACATAGAAATTATATCGCTGCTCTTAATGATTTGAATTTTTTTGATAAATTTTTAAGTTTGACGAACCATTTTTCTAATGGGTTTTTCCCTATGGGTTCGGGCCGAGCCGATTGTCTTACAGGACACCGGACTGGCTCTCAGAACATGGTTGATACGTTCGGCCCTATCTTTGATCTTTCAGAAGAATTGATACCGACTTTGGCTTATTATTTAGGTGGCAAAATTGGTTCTTTGTCTTTTTGGGGGGATGGATCTACTCATCCTCACAATGCTGTTGTGGGGGTTAATAGAATGCCAACAACCAGTCAGACGGCAATGCATGATTCAACTCATAATTCGTTGGGATGGTATGGGAATTATAGAAAATACCCAGTTAGGTGGAGACCAGATTTAAATAGTAATGAAAATTTTATTGAGTCTGCAATAATGCATCCTTTGAAAACCTATGATCATCCGATACGTCAGTATCATAGACATATGCGAGATTCTGTCTTAGTTCAAGCATGTTCGGAACATGTGGATGCAAAAATCTATCCTTCTTTAATAGACATTAATTGGTTCCATCAAAATGGTGTTTTTAATGTAAATGTAAAAGACGAAATTGGCAGATTGTGGAACGTCATATCGGATGATGGGAAGGGAGTGACTGGGGTTTCAATGTCTGGTCCGTTTGATTTTTCTTTTTAATTTTCCGATTCCCACTTCTGTCATTACAACAAATTCCCACCCACGATTTTTACAATAATCATTGCATGCGGTCCATTTAGAATGATTAACATCTAGCATTGTCTGGGAAGCGGGTTTAATTTCCCATATTTCTATTCTGCCATCGGAAAATTTAACAGATAAATCAGGAGTATACTTTCTTTGTTTTCCTTTATGAACGTATGGAACTTTGAATGGCTCAACATCATATGCTAGAACTTCTGAGATTAATTCTAGACATCCATACACGTCGCACTCATATCCAGA